TCATTAACTATTAATTGACTAAAACCACAAATATCAGTCCACGAGTCAACGTATGTTGGATCACCGTTTAGCACTCTGCCTATTTTATGCTGAATCATCTCCAAAGCTTCCTTTTGGCTATCGGTCAAGCGCTCCCATCCATCGGTAGAGCGCATAACTGATTTAAGTTGTTGCATTATGTTGGCGCCATCTTTAAACGCACCATATCGATTGCCACGCTCTGTTAATACTTTATCAATACTCATTTTAGATCCTTTGGTGGTGTTGGTAGTGGTTGCCAAGCTACAACATTACCTAAGCATATCCAGTCGTAACCAGTAACTTTATTATCAGCCCAAAAATAAAACTCAGCTTCCCACGATGTTTTCCCATCAGTAACGATTACTTTTTTTGTAAGGCTTCCTATTATTGGGTTTGTAAAGTTGTGGAAGTCGTCAATGGATATTGGCAATTCGTCATCAACACTAATCCACTCTGATTGTGGTGCGCGCGCGTTCCACGCATCTTTTTCAAAAGCTATGCCGTAGATTTTACAGTCAATATTTGAGCAGCCTACTTTGTGGTAGTCATACCCCATTAAGTTTTTATGCTCTGCACCACAAAACGGACACGGTTTTAATTCACTCATACCATCACCACTGTAATTGTTTTTAAACATCTAACCTTGTAATTGCCTAGCGCGCCTTGAAACGTATGCTGCTCAACGCGCGGGAATAACTGTTCATGCTTCATGCCGAACAATTGCGCCTCTTGAGCTTGTCTTGCGCTCATGTTATCGCGTATTACTTTAATTGGTTTTTTCACTTTTCAATTCCTTCTGTTTTAATTTGTATTCTGCCTTGATATTTTTTGCATCATCTATCGACAGCTTTAATGGTTCGTGCTTACCCTCTAGCCATTCAACCTTATCAACTCCAATCATCTTAACTAGGTTTATTCTGTACTCGCCAATGTTACCGGACAAGTGATTGTTACACGGTGCGCACTGCTTCCAGACGTTTAGCTCGTTAAATCGCAACTCTGGACAAGCGCCAACACTACGGTAATGCCCTGCATGGTATTGGCCTTCATGATGCCTCTGGCAGCTTATGCAAGGTTTATCAGAATCACGTAGGCGAATGTATGTATTAAACTCTTTTTGCGCCTCACGCAGCCATTGAGCCTTGGATTTAATCGATTCTTTTTTTAATTTAGTTTCTTGGTTAAACTTTGCCGACTTATCAATTTGGACTTTAGCTATAGCGCATTTAATAGAGCAGCAAGGCTGCATTTGTCTCTCTGGCTGAAATATTTCACGGCAAACTTTACACTTCTTTATTCGAGGTGGCTTGATTTTCATAATCTTCTAAGTCCTGTTCGAGTTCATTTGTCGGTTCGTTGATTGAAACTATTTTAAGCACTAGAACAAAGCAGATAAACCATATCGCTAGGCCTAGTCCGAAGTATTGGTACGCGTTCATTTAGCCTCCTGCATCATTAAAAACACTATTGCCGCGGCGCTTAATGGGTTTTGATTTGAAACTTCGAAATTTTTAGAGTGCTTTCCAGGTAAGCGATCAGGACATTTTGTTCCGATAGCTGTGTATAATCCGCATCCTGACCTGTTGAAGTGCAAGCTAATTTTGTTAGCGAAGATAATAGGCATTATATCATTTGGGTTATTGCAGTAGTCTGGAAGGGCTTCTTCGTACTCGCCTACATCCCTATCTACTTGTCCATAATACTCACAATACTCCCACAGATTTCTATCGCCTCTATCTGGTGATAAAAACCAATAAACCCTTAACGAGTCTGCTACAGCCTTATTGATATCCATATCGCTCATTACGATGTTGATATCGGCATTAGTCATCGATTCGAAGTTCATTTAAACCTCCATATTAGCTATTAGAGCAAGATAATCATGCTCTATTGAGTTGTAGATATCAGGACACTTTAGAAGGTCTGATAGGTCTATCGTTTCATCACCAATGAATACGTAAAGCAACTCTAGTGCGCCATCTTCATCAATGGATACTTCACCAGGTTTAGTTACTCCGTGTATTTCTATGTCTAATTGATACATTATTTTATTTCCTACGAATGTATGTTTTAACTAATTGGTTAACAATTGAGTTCATTGATAAACCCTCCGTTTCAGACAAAGCTTTTAGCTTGTCGTAATCGTTGCGCATTAAGTAAACTGGCAGTTGTTGTTTCTTTTGCTTATTGGTCATCATTATTCCTATTTATTGTTGATAGCCTAACTATACATGATATTAAATTAATTTCAAAATGATATTGCAATTATTATTTAAGGCTTTATACTCTAACCATCAAATAAGAAAGGAGGACTGCATGAGTAACATAATTGAGTTTGTAAATAATCAGGTTGAGTTGTTTAATAGCTCACTAACTGACGAGGCCATTACATGGAAAAAAGAATCGCAGTTTGCTATTCAATATTTCCAAAAGAATGACTATCTAGCAAAGGTAGCCCTAAGCAATCCAACTAGCGCACAGAACGCAATTATTAATGTTGCAGCTATTGGTATCACTTTAAATCCAGCGTCGAAATTAGCTTACCTAGTGCCGCGTGATGGTGGTGTCCATCTTGATATTAGTTACATGGGTTTGCTGCATCTTGCTATGTCTACCGGTTCGATAATGTGGGGGCAATGCAAGCTTGTTTATGTAAATGATTCATACGAGTCTAACGGGTTAGATAAAGCGCCTACGCATAAGTACAACGCATTCTCTAATAGAGGTGACTTGATAGGCGGTTACTGCACTGTAAAAACTGCTGACGGTGATTACCTTACAGATGAAATGCCACTATCTGAAATAATGAAGATAGCGCAAAGCTCTAAAAGCTATAATTCAAATCATTCACCTTGGAAAAGCTACTTCGATGAAATGGCTAGAAAGACAATCGTTAAACGTGCTTACAAGTATTGGCCTAAAGTAGACCGCTTAGATAATGCTATTAATCATTTGAATACTGATGGAGGCGAAGGGTTTTCTCAAGAAAAAGAAGTTAATGAGCTGGTGATCAATCAAGACCAGTTAGAGCAGGCTATTTTGGTTGCTGTTGGTGAAGATGGAAATCTTAACGAGCTTGGGCTAAAAGCTATGAAAGCGTTCAAGAAAGATAGGCTTGAGCAGCTTACGGAAAAGCAATTTAATATTTTAATGAAAAAGGCGGGCTTATGATTATTATCGATAACATAGACCAAGGATCTGATGATTGGCATAATTGCCGCCTTGGGGTTGCCACAGCTAGCAGGTCAGCAGATTACGCCCAACAGCCAAATCTAGCGCCAATGCCAGAAGTTAACATCGAAAAGGTTGGCAAGTTTAATCAATGCGTTTTTAATGGTGTTGAATATTCAGATGCTAACAAAGCGAATATAGTCACAGCTATCCGCGAGTCTCTGCCAGTTGTTTACTCTGAATCTCGCAACGGATATATGTGCGAATTAGTAGCTGAAGTTTGCACAGGGTTAAACAAAGAGCAAGGGAAGTTTAAGCAAACAGAGTGGGGGCATGATAACGAAGATTTAGCCCGTGAATACTTTTCGTTTGAAACAGGGCTTGAAGTCGAAACGGTTGCTTTTATTTATGCAGACGAAAGTAAGCGCTTTGGGATTTCTCCTGATGGATTGATAAAGAGCCAGAGAAAGGGGCTTGAGTTAAAATGCCCTTATGACTCAAAGGTTTTCATTGAGTTTGCTGTTTTTGGTAAAATCAAGCCGGAATACATAGAGCAGTGCCAGTATTCTATGTGGGTTACAGGGTATGACTCATGGTATTTTGCTAGCTACGATCCTAGAATGAAAACAAAACAGCTTCACTATATTGAAATATTGCGTGATGAAGCATTTATGAAAAAGTACGACACAGCAAAAGACCAGTTTATAAAAGATATGGATTTTGCATTAAACCAAATGGCTGTAAATTACGGCTCACAATTCAATACCACGGAGATTTAAAAACATGGCTCATAAAATTTCAGATTTAGCAGTAAAAACTGGCTCATACACCGACCAGCAAGGCCAAACTAAAGGCCGCTATGAAAACATCGGATCATTAATGCAAGGTGATGATGGTATGTTCCTTATTTTAAAGCGCACCTTTAACCCTGCTGGCGTTCCAAATCCTGATGATAAGGACAGTGTGATTGTAAGTTGCTTTGAAAAGCAGGATAGCAACCAAGGAGGTCAGCAGAGTAACCAACAACAAGGCGGCCAACAGCAAGGGCAGCAAAGTAACGCGCAGCAAATGTATGGCAATCAAGGTCAGCAGCAAGGGCAGCAAGGCGGATACAATAACAATCGCGGATAACCAGTAATCGCCACGGCTTCTATAGCGTGGCATTAATAAAAATGACAGCATTCAGTAAATAAGAAGAAACCAAAATGATTAAGAATATTATCGCGTACACATTCAACAAGCCGTTCAGCACTTCACAAGCCGATTTAGAATTAGCGCTTAGTGACTTAGAGTTTTCACCATGTGGAAGCCAAGATATTAGCAAGTTTGGATTTACTAGTGCATTAGGAAATAAAGGCGGCTGGTTAGCGCATGAATATAAAGGTCGCTTTATGGTGTGCGCTACCAAGGAAAGCAAGATATTACCTAGCCAGGTTATTAAGTCTGCACTTAATGGAGTAGTAAGCGCCATTGAATTGGCAGAAGGTCGCAAAGTAACGAAAAAGGAAAAGGATTCATTAAAAGATGAAATCATCACAACGTTATTACCTCGCGCATTCACTAAGCAGTCACAGACACGCGCCTTAATCCTGCCTGAGCTTAATATGATATTGGTT